TAACTGTAACATTACCATATGTACCATCAAATACTCCTGGTATAACAATTGGTACTATAGGTATAGTTGGTATATCAATAGGCAATTGCAAAGCACTATCTGTTACTGCTGGTTGTACATATACAGCATCATTGTATTCTAGTAGTGTTAAGGCGCATGTAATCATACCATCATCTGCTAATTGTTCTTCATGTTTCATTACACGAAATTCTTTAGCAGTAAATCCAAAGTCTGCATTTGTTAAGTCAACAACATCACCAACATCTATTTGCATACCACTAAAGTCTGTAGTGCAAGTTACTACCATGCCCTTTCTGCTTTGAGATAAGTCTATGTTTGCTATTTGTGTTGCTCTTATTGGATCATTAATTAAATCTAATCTAAATTCTGCTATATTTTCAGGTTCATTGTCATTAAGTTCACTTGCAGGAGTACTTATTTCAATACTGTTGCTTTGATCTCTTCTGTTTTGATCATTAAATTCTACTTTGCTTTTGTTATAAAGAGCATATAATTCAGTACCAGTAACACCTATTTTACTTACTATGTTATCATCATTTAAACTAAATGTACTTGCTGTGGGTCTATTAGGTATAACTTTAAACTTACCTGTTTTAGTATCAAACATAAAGAATGTAGCCGCCGCTTGACATATTTTAGCAATATTAGTACCAGCATCTGTAAACGTACTTAAATATCCATTAATTTGCCATCTATCCTGAGTAGCACTAGCACCTGAATTGTTAGTAAAACTTACTGTTTCTGCGGCATAACCTTTTAAACTTGTATTTGCGGCACCTGTTATACTTGTTACATCAATAATTGCATTTGATAGTCCAGCACCATAACGTGTGTTATTCATATAATCTATAAGTACATCTCCTGGATTACTTACACTATTTGTTATATCAAATGTCATACCTCCTAATCCTGTAAGGCCGTTTTCTGCATCGTAATCTACTTGTACCATAGCAAATACTAATTCTTCCATGCTGTAATTAGTAGTGTTAGTCCAATGAGGCATCATAGTAGTTGCCGCAACCTGTGTGCCTGAACTAGGGAATATCTGATTACTAGCGGCTGTACCACCAGCATATACTCTACACCTTATTTTACCTGCTATTGTACTTACGTTTGTACTGTTAGGATTTGTTTGACTTGCAACACTGGCATTGCCTGATGCAAAATTTAATGTACTTGTATCTCTAAATATTTCATTAACTGTATAAGTTCCGCCTACTACACGTTCACTAAGTGTAATACAATAGTTCATAGTATCATTTGAATTACTAATTGCAACGTCTGTAATAGGGCCACTCATAAAGTTACGCCCATAAGCAATACCTATTTTGTTATCTGTACTTGGTGCTAACTGTATTTTTACACCTGGATCAGGTCCTAAGTCTGGTGGATCAAATACACCCAATACTTTAGCAGTAGCAAATGCTAAACCACCTGCTACAACACCCACAACAGTATTGAATAATAATGTACTACCAAATATAGTACCTGCTGTTGCAAATGCTCCTACGATTGCTGATGCTATTGCTGTAAATACTGCCATAACTTATCCTTTATATACCCAATTTATATCTATTGGTTCCCAACCTCTATCTTGTAATTTAAGATCAGGTGTTGTACTTAACGTTGTTAAACTGAAACTTGTTATTTTGCCAAGTTCTTGTAATTCTATTCCTATACTAATATATTCTTTTAGTAATCTTGCACCTGCGGTAGTATTACGATATTCTTCTTCTACCCACCATGCTATTTCAGTCATACGTTTTACATGTGGTAACCATATATCACCTTGTACACTTGCTAATAACATGCCCACTACACGACCATGTTCCTCTGCTACTAGTGGTACTCCATAACGTGTTAAGTGTGCTAAGACCTCATCTGTGTGGGTTTCAGAGTATGCAGGCTTATGTAAGTCCTTTACTGGATTGTAGTTAGCAAAGTCTATCATTAGTCTTTTTATATCTAACCAATCGTCTTTTATTGCTCTTCTTACTGTAATCATCTTTGTATACCTTTTTGTCTGCGGCCACCGCCTCCGCCGCCGCCGCCTCCGCCACCACCACCGTAGCCTCCGCCTCCGGTGTATTCTTTACCGAAGTCAAATGGTGTGTTAAAGATATCCGGTATTCTGTTGAAACTTCTATCATTAGGAAAGTATCTTGCACGATCAGTAGGATCTGTTTTTTGTCCTCTAATTGTATTTTGTAATACAGTATTGATACTTGCTACTGTAACTGTTACAGCATAATCGTTTTCTTTTGTAATAAAATTAAATGCTTCTTGTGTTGCAAAGTTTGTTATAACACCTTTGAACCTTGTATATACATCTGCTTGTAATTGATCTGTTGCAGTATCATAGAATGCACGTTTTATTGTAACATTTCCTCCTTTTACAGGCGAATTAAGTATAATACTTAAATAATTTACTTCAGAACCTGTACTACTGCTGGGTATTCCGCTTAATGTTATGTTTAAGTCACCATTAGTAACTCTTAAATTGTCCTCTATATTTGATATACTTAAAAATGCACCTAACTCTGAATATGCATTGCCACCTACAGTAAAACTTTTATAAGCATCACTTATATAGTAAACGTTACCGTCTAGATCTAAGTCAATAAGTGTTACAGGCGCAATATTTGTGCCTTGTACTGCAGGAATACTAGTAGACATTAAGTTATAACCTCAATTAATTGAAAATCATCTGTAAATGCAATTAAATCATGCGGAACTACACTATAATTAGGTTGATTTATACATTTTACATTGAATCTTATGTCATTTCCTACTCTTATTCCACCACTTGTTAGTGCAACACCTGTTTGACTAAGTATAGGTCTGTTTACTTGTATTACTAATTCTGCTTGGCTTAATAAAGGCACATCAACTTTTACTTGATAAGGATATCTATAAGTACCTGTATCACCTTTAGGTTGTATGTAATCACCTTTTTTAAATAATAACTTACTAGCATCTTGTGTGATACTATTAGTGTTAATATGTATATTAGAACCAGTAGTAGATACCATAGTTATACCGTTTAATTCAGAACCAGGCGCGGCACCTTGATATGCAGTTAAGTAATTCATATTAGTATTATTATTTAAACTTACGTTTGATTCTATTGTTTTACCTAAAGTACTAAGTTCACTTAACAAAGCACGGTTAGTACTGTATGTTAATCCATTGTGCATACCCACAGTAAAACTGTAAGGACTTGGTCCTCGTTCTGCTGTTTTGTATTGCCCACTACGTGATATACTGCTTCCTGTTACTCTCTGATCGTCTATGGTTATATACGTTGCGTTATCTATAATTGTTTGTATTCCTGACATTATACTCTCCCTGGCATTTTACGTCTACCGGCTTCTGTTACTGCAAACACAAACGAAGGGTCTCTCGCAAGTGCCATTTCAAATGACTGAGAATCTACAGCATTTATTGTGTAATTTACCGAGGTGCCTCCCATTTGTCCATTTGGTACTATGTTTCCATTTCCTCCTGGCACAAATAATTCAGGTCCTTTTTCACCTACAATGTATGGTTGATTAGCCATTACCGGTCCGCCACTTGCTTTACCTGGTATTTTGATTACGTTACCGCCTGTACCAAAACCAAATCCAAATGGTGCCATTATTGCACCTAGTATAGGTTGTATTATACTTAATCTAATTATATCTGCTATAATTTGTTTAATCATTTTCTTAAAGAACTTCTGGAAACTATCTCCAGCACTTTCACCGTCCATAAAGGCCTGTGCTAAATCTTCACTTAATGATTTTTGTGCTCTGCCTAATGTATCTAAGAAACTGTTTATGCCTTCGTTTTCAGTAAATGCGGTGTTTAAGTTTGCTAATGCTTCTTTATATTGTTCTGATGTAATTAAACCTAATGTTTGTAATTCTATTAATCTTTCTAACAACATATTATAGTTGTCAGTATTTTTAGCAATATTTTCTACTACATCATTGAATGCATCAAAGGATTCAGTATCTTCATCTACTTTATCAACAGTAATACCTAAAATACCATTTAATCTGTCTAATGCAATTTCGTATGTTCTAGTAGCAATGGCTCCTCTTTCATGTAGATCAGTTAAAAATGCCATTGCCCTACCGGCAAATACTTGTTCTACTGCTAGATCATTACTTGTTGATATTAGGTCACTTAAAAATTCTTGATAATTACTTAAAGGATCATTTGTATCAAATACTTCCTTCTTAAAGGATTCTACACTCTTCTTTGCGTTATCGAAACCTCTTTGAAATGCTTCTGCGGCTAAGGCGGCCAGCCTTGTTTTTTCTGCTAACTTTTCTGCTTCTATTTTTGCTAATCTTTCTTGCTCTGCTTGAAAGGCTAGTACATGAGCATTATTTTTTACTGCTTCTGTTACTTTCTCTGTATCTTTGCCAAATATACCTAATACTTTACCTAATTCAAATAATCCAAAGGCAACTGCGGCTATGGCGGCCGCCCATGGTGCAAATGCGGCAATGGCGGCTATAACTCCTGCTATTAGTCCTCGTATACCTAGTCCTGCAATACCTGTTCTAAGTAATGCTAGTATATCTTTTAAAGTAGTAAAGTTTTTAGCAAGTTGTCCTGTACCCGTTAACAATGCTTTAGTTTTGTCGAATAGTGTAATAAATATTTTTGCTACATCTTTACCAAGCAATCTAATAGCAATAAAACCAGCACCTACTATTTTAATTGTGCTAACTAATCCGTCCATATTGTCTGCTAATCTGTTTACTGCATTTGTTAAGCCTCTTATACCCTCTCCGGCGTCTCCGGCTACAGCACTAAACAATGCAACTTTAAATTTATCTGCGGCATCACCTAATTGGTTAAGTTCAAAGTTAATTAAACCTACTTGGCTACTTAATGCACCACCAAAGTTTTCTTGTAATCCGTCTAATAATGCGGCTGTAATTCTTCTG